CCCTTCTCAATATCCCCTATATGACATGCCTGCCAGCGCTGGAACGGGTCAATTCCTTGACAGCGACAACTATGAGATCATCGAAGTATCCAACGCCCCAGCGCATACTACGTTTTTATTAAGAGCCTCAGGCGACAGCATGGAGCCAAAAATTCATGACGGAGATATTCTTTACATTAAACAACAGCCAACGGTTGAAGACGAAGAAATCGGAGTTTTCTTCCTTGATGGGAATGTCTATGTAAAGAAGCAAGATAGCAAGGACGGAGTTTACAAACTTATTTCATTAAATCCGGCATATGAGCCGATTGAAATAGACAGTGATAATTGCCGATGCTACGGGAAAGTGCTGAATAAATAAATAAATTTATTGAAAGGGAAAATACATAAGAGGGAGTGTCGGAGATGACGGGCAAAAAACAAAAGATTGTTTTAGCCGGTGCCGTGACAGGGTTTTTAATAATTATTATCGTAGGCATAGTTGCTATGGTTATTAATAGTGATCCCAATAGAGGTATTCCCGCACCAATTTTAGCTTCACAAAAAAAATCATCATCTGAAAATTCCAACAAAGCATCCGCTACATCACAAGCTTCGCAATCAACTGATGCCAATAAAATAATTGATGCCCAGCACAATATAACTGTCGGATATCTTAGGAATCTCGCAAAGGATGGAATACTGGCTATAAGAGGCCATTATAATCTTGGAGATAATTATAAAATCACTAAGATTAATTATGGAATAACAAACAGTGGCGTTAGTCAATTGGATATAACAATTGATACGTATGATTCCATAGGCAAAACAGACGAATATATATTTGATGCCATGGATAGTGCAAATTTATTTCAAGGTTCCACTTATTATCCGGAATATAAAGTTTCGGTAGGATTAAATAATGATATGATAGTGTTTAAACAACCCACATATAACGAACAGGGCGGATTGATAGTTAGTAAGGTAATTGCATTAATAAACAGCGGCACTTCTTCTTGAATATTCCATAGGAGATGATCATCTTGGAATCTAAAAAACCGGACATTAAAATAATAGATGGGTCAGAGGATATCTCGGAAGATGTGATACAGCAGATGTCAGATGAAGCAGATAAAATGTTAGAAAAACGAAACCCCTCTCCACGCAGGCAAGGGGGCATAATTGAAGGGTGCGATTCTATGGATGTGATCTATGCTCGCCAGTCCGTAGACAAGAAGGACAGCATCAGCATCGAGGGTCAGATTGATCTATGCCGCAGGGAATGCAGCGGTGAACCTCTTGTTTTTCAAGACAAGGGGTTCTCGGGTAAGAATATCGACCGCCCTGCTTTTAAGCAACTTATGCAAGCCGTAGAGAGCGGAGATGTCAGCAGGGTCGTCGTATACCGCCTTGACCGGATCAGCCGCAGCATAACGGATTTTGGGCGTGTGTGGGACTTGCTGAACAAGCATGGCGTAGAGTTTATTTCAGTAAATGAAAAATTTGATACGTCTACACCCGTGGGTCGGGCCATGATTTATATCATCATGGTGTTCGCGCAACTGGAGCGTGAGACGATTGCCGAGAGACTGCTCGACAGTTATAAATTCAGGTCACAACAAGGCGTTTTCATGGGTGGAAACACACCATATGGTTATACATCGAAGCGCGTATCTTTAGACGGTAAGCAGGTATCTGTGCTTGAGTTGGACGCCGATAAACAGCAGGCCGTAAAGGATATATTTAATTATTATCTTTTCGGATATAATACATGGCAGATCGCCCACAAACTCAATGATTTAAAAATCAAGCCCCGATTGGGGAAAACATGGTCAAACACCGGCGTGATAAGAATATTAAAAAATATCTCCTATTGTCAGAACGATTACGATTTATACGACTACTTGATAAGCCGTCAGTACCGCGTGATCAATCCCGAGTCCGACTTCGACGGAAATCATGGGATGTGTTGCTTTTTTAAAAATGCACAAAAAAATAAGGCCACCGAAGTGGCCGAGCAAGTGGTCTGTGTAGGGCTGCACGAATCGATTATCGACTGCAAAACTTGGATTGATGTGCAGAATAGAATAAATGCAATTAAAAAGGCTCCTAATCGATCAAAGTCATCGGCCAGATCATGGCTTGCCGGTCTTATAAAATGTGGGGATTGCGGTCACAGTTTTGGGCTGAAATTCACTCAAAAAGGCGGTAAAGAGTACAGCTATTATTACTGTCGCGGTCGATCCGCCAGGGGCGCGACTACGTGTCAAAACGATCTATGGATTAAGGCTGATAAACTCGAGGATGCAGTAATTGAAAAGGTGACGTCTCGGCTTGAATATTTACTCGAGAAAACAGAATTAATTCCGCACGCTGTCGTGAGCGCCGAGGCAATAAAACTTAAGAAGCAACTTGCCGAGACACAGCAACAAATAAACAATCTTATTGATAATATCGGCAAGGGAAATTCAATTGTCGACGGAATAATTACGGAGCGCATTACTAAGCTGCAGGGTCAGTTGAACCAAATCACTAATAGTATAGTGGCTTTGGACGCTGGCGAATATAGCGGCCGCAAACTCGGGGAGCAGCAACTCCTTGAGCTTAAGAGCAAACTCAATGATTTCAGCAAATTTGGAATATTAGAAAAAAATAAGATTATCCAAAACTATGTTGATAAAATAATTGTATCAAATAATGGTGCCATTGATGTGTATTTCAACATGTAATCTTTAGCATATTCTGTAACTGGTGTAAAATCGCCAGCTACTGTATAAACTAAAAACCCGCCCTCAATTAAGAGAGCGGGTTTTAATTATGGCGTGTTTCCCATGGACCAAGCGATTATTAATTAGCTGCCGAAATAGTAACGGGTTCTGTCGGTGCGGGGATAATAACATTTGTAATGGTTGCGGGTATCTTTATCTGGTCAGTGGGGAGCTTGGTAATGGCATAAACGGCGGCCTCAATGGATTTGTCTATAAGGTTGAGGACATCCTGCGTGATTGGCACACCGGCGAGCAGAAGGGCGTTCTTTACAAAGTCAGTTGCTTCATTTTTCTTGTCTGCTCCCGATTTTTGCGTAATTAAATTAAGCTGTTCTGCGCTCTTGACTGCGGTCTTTGCATACTCGATGATTTTGTCAATGATCGAATACGGCCCGACCGGCAGGAAGGGTTGCAGCGTCTCCGCGATAACACCTGCCATATTCACTCCGCTATCAGCGGTGGCCAGTGTTCCGGCAATGTTCCAGCCCTTTTTGATTGCGAAGGCTGCGAAGATGGTCGCCCCGATAATCAGGCAGGCGGCGGCTACGACGATAAGTAATATTAGAGTGTTTACGTCCATTGTTTTTTCTCCCTTTTATTTTAATTTGTTTATGCTTTATCTTCTTTTCGGTTAAGGTATCCATAAGTTTTATCGCGGATTTCGTCTATACGGGCATGGGCTTGTTTTACCGACTCTTCTGTGCGAATGACCCGCTCGTAAATGTCGTTTAACCGAATGTCGCTTGCATCCAGTTTGCCGTTAATGACAACTAATTGTTTATCAAGGTTACACAATATTTCGGTGGTTTTGCCGTATTCCTGTTGATGCTCATCCTGTCTGATTCGCTCGGAGGAAGCTTTTTGCTGAATCATCACAATTAAACTTATAAGAGCCACAATGAGGCCGCCCGATGCAATCCAGACATACGCTATATCGGTCATCTGTCATTTCCCCTAACTAAATAAATTGCTCCATGTCTGGGCGCCAACTTTGCCGTCGACCTGTATGCCGCGCGCGATCTGGAGCGCCCTGACGGCTGCGAGCGTTTTGTTTCCGAACCTACCGTCAATGTCTGTGCCGGTGAACCCGAGCTTCTTCTGCAAGAGCTTAACACACACCTTAACGTGGTTCGGATCATAAACAAGTAGATTTTTACCGAGTGCGGCCAGCGTGTGTACGCCTGCCTTGCCGTCCTCGATCAGCTTGTTGCCATTCTCGTCCCTCACCCCCGCCGCGTTGAGCTCACGCTGCGCTGCCAAGACGTCGGCGTCAAACTGTATCGGTGCAACTGCCGGGGCTGACACAGGCGCAGGTGCTGGGTCTGGTGCTCCATATGTGTATGCGGGGATGATGATGTCCATGGTGAACTCGTCGAGATCTACTGTCTGGCCGCCGATCTGCCCTCTAAAGGAATACTGGAAACCTACCCATGAATTAATTTTGCCGTTCTCGCCCGGGGCTGCCGTGTACCGGGTGTCAGCGATAACGAACCGGAGACGTTTGATGCCGTCGGTAAAGGCGGTCGCTATCGTGTCGGTGTTGGTATAAAGAATGACCTCTACTCCGACCGCGGCTTTGATCTTATCGGCGAACTCGAGGCATTGCTCTGTTACGATCTCGGGAGTGACTCCTATGATTATTCCCGGCTCCGCGTCGAGCATAATCGGCATGCTGAGAGCCTGTCCTTTTATAGCTTCGAGGAAGTTCGCCACCTGCGCGTCGATGGTCGATTCGAGATAAACGTGGATTAGATGATAAGCCCCTGTCGCAAGACCAAGAGCTTGGCAGTTTTGGTTATGGACTACGAATGACGGGTCTTTTGCCGTTGAACCTGTGCTGCCTTCGGTTGCCTTAATGTAGACTGCTTTTTTGCCTGCGGCAGCAATCGCGGAATAGATAATGCCAGTATCATAATGTGATATGTCTATGCCGGGAATGTTTACTGAGTTGCGCTGTTGCATAATTTTTGCCTCCTTTTTTTAAAGTCCTTGTTTCCAATTCCCGCCTTCTTTTATATAAACAGACACAGCCTGCTTCCAGACACCCGCGATTCTTACGTAAACTATGCCGGTTTTCCACGTTCCACCTTCGTTGATGTGGGTAATGCCGCCCTGAATAGTGATGTTTGAAGATACAAGATAACTTGAATAAACATTGTATGAATTCTTAATTCTCACCCTTGCCTGCAGCGTGTGAGCCGGAGACAGCGTCAGAAAGCTCGACAGATTTATCGCGCATCTTGCCGTCGGGCCTTGGTACACATTAACCCATCCACCACCTGCGGTGTCTTGTACGTCGAAGTCGTACTCTGTAATACTTCCCGCTCCCGCTGCGGCGCCTGAGCACACGAATGACACATTCGGATTGCTCAAATAAACAATCGACGGCGTCGTTATTGAAGTCGGGGCTGTCGGGGCGTTGTTGACAGTGACCGAGGCGATGGTTGACCACGCAGTGGAATATCCGCCGCTGTTAGTCAGCGACACCCTGAATTGATACGTTTTCCCGCGGGTTATAAATAGCGTCGTGCTTGACTTACTGGTGTTTAAATCCTGCGGGTTCCAGTCCGTCCATGTGATGCCGTCGGTCGAGTATTGTGTGTGATATGAGCTGATGGAGTATGATCCTCCACTCTGGCCTGACCATGATAAAATGACGTTGGTCCCTGGCTCGAAGTTCGCAGGAGAACCTGACACGGAGGTCGGTGCTGTGGGCAGAACGTTACAGGTAATTGAACTTGTATATGCCCAATTGCCGCAGAGCCCGAGGTTATTCCACACTCTTACACGGTATTGCACGACCCCGCCTCGGGAAATGGAGGGCATTGATTGATAAGACTCAAAAATCGAGTCTTGCCATATAGTTCCCGTCCAGTGATAACTATCCGAATCCCACCGCTGAAGTTCGCAAAAAGCAAAAGTAGCCGGATATGAACCGCTCATACCCATGCCTCCGCCGCCGCCCCACGAAATCAGAAATACATCACCCGGATTTGCGATGTAAGTTGATACGTTAGGCCCCCACTCAGGCGCTCCGGGCGCTGCCGCCGCCTTATTTATTGTATCAAGGGTCACAAACTGCGAGGCTATTAGAGACCCGACCGAGTCAGTAAAGTAAAATCCACCTGTTCCGCCATATTGATCCACAACAAAAAAGGTGATATCCCCGATGTTAAAAGAGGCAGATATATTAATATTGGCATACCCATTACTGTCGTGATTAACTTGAAGGCCGAATTGTACGACTAAGGACTTCCCATGACTTATCTGATAATTATCAGTGAAATTGTGATTAGTTCCATTTATTGATATTGAACATGACCTTGATGCGGCGTTAACAGTGTTACCGTATGTGATATCATCTAAATTAACATAAAGATAAGCGCTTACTATTGAACTATTTTGCCCGTTTTGTACAGAATTCCATTCTACCTCTATATATGAGGATCCACCGCTGGAAAAACTTCCTGATGCCATTTATTTCACCACCTCAAGAGTACATGATGTAAATATCGCCGTTTGACCCGCCTGTTGGCGCCGATGTTCCTGCGGTGATGTTTGGGATAGCCGTATCTACCGTCACATTGATTGCTGCCGTGAAAGCTGCCGCCAGCGTCGAAGGGTCAGCGTCCTGCGCGTTTTGTCCCGCGGCTGCGATAAATTGCGCAATTGCAGCCGCCATGACGGATGACTGATGCTGCGATTTATTGAATATAGCTGAACCTGCCTGCCCTGTAGTAACTCCGTTCAGTCTGTCGGAACTTGCCGTGAATGCTGCATCGGTCATCATGTTCGCATTTGTACTGTCGAAAACCAAAAAGTTATTTGTGCCCGCCATAATTTCGCCTCCCAATCAAATTTAAGCTGTTCTTTTCCATATATAGCATGTTAAGTATGGCTGTATAATACTTAATGCCCCGTTAGAAGAATTGATTTTAAGATTTGCATATGTGTATGATGCACCGTTAGTCCATATTGCAGAAGATAAAATTGCACCATTTAATGCTCCTGACGCAGATGCATATGCTACAGGTATTGTTGCCGGTAAATTATTTGCACCTATTGTTACTGTTTCTGCGCCTCCGGGCTGTTCAACTGCAGAATAGTTAGTTGTACCATTATTGCCTATTCCTAACGGCACACAACCCGCGCCCCATGCCGCCCATGTGCCACCATATTTTGTAGCCATTTGTGTCGTAGTTGTTTCGTCGGTGGCAACTGTCATATATAGGCTGTTTATTGGATGACTTATGAGAAAAATCTGATTCAGGATAGTTGACACGACGGCAGCGATTAAATTCGTGAGACTGAACCATTTAGTATCGTAGTTAGTGGAACTATTTTTAACAAGAATATCATTTGTGCTGCCACTTGTCGGCACTCCTTGACCATTTGCGCCCGCAGCACCTTGGGGTATAGTAAAATTAAATACGGCTGCTGATGACGTACCTACGTTTGTGACAATTACACTTGTGCCGGCCGCTCCTGTGGTAACGGTACCAACTGCAACCGTGGCAGCTGCCCCGGTTGCACCTTTATAATTGTACCAAAGTCCCGCAAAATTACTCGCGACAGGTGTCAATGAAACCGTGCTTGATTTAATGGCTATATAGTTCAATGCAGCATTAAATGTCGTCGTGAACCCGGTGCCACTCGCATCCGAAGCATACGCAACATAAATATAAGCATTCGAACCATTGCTCCCCGGCGTCCCTGCTCCTCCTTTATAATTGAACCATAATCCCGTGAAGTCAGATGCAATAGGAATTAATGCCAAGGTAGACGTTTTTACTGCTATGTAGTTTAAAGAGGCACTGAAAGTTGTTGTAAATCCTGTCCCGCTGGCATCTGCGGCATACGCGATATAAACATATGCCGATACACCTGGATCACCTTTTACCCCCGGAGCCCCTGCCCCGATAAACGGTAGATCACTCCATGCCGTAATTCCATCGCCCATTTTGATCGAGTGTGCAGCGTCGACAGCATCGGTTACGACACCTGTTTGCCTTAATGGAATAACCGGATTAACAAGCGTCCAAATAGCCGCGGTGGTTTGCCAATCGTATATCGGATAAAGCTCTGCACTCAAATTCATTTAAATCACCCAATATCCTTCATTCCAGCCTGCGAAATAATCCGTCTCTTCATTCCATGCAAACGCTTTATTTGTTGAAAACCCTATGCTTATACTCACACCCTGCGGTCTTGGAATAATGTACCCATGTGTGAATAAATCCTGCAATAAGGAACTGACTGACCCGAATACTATAATGCTGAACGTCATGTCCTGATTATCCTGCACGGCAAAATACAAACCGAAACCCGCGAAGGCCGTTTGCAGAAGGTTGACCAGCGTGGGGATTGTCCCATCAAAATGCGCAGAAACAATCGCGGATTTTAA